TCTGAAGCATCATTGAATAAACCTAAATACCTTGTAGTACCGTCATTGTATTTACCGTAATAACCAATATCAAGGCTATTTGCGGCATTATTAATTGCAAGTGATATAAGAGGGTCATCTACTGATAAAGTCTGTGAATTTACCGTTGTAGTCGTTCCATTTACTGTTAGGTCTCCTGCAATGGTTACATCTTTACCTGTAATTAAATCTCCTTCTCTATTGATTATCAATGCAGTTGTATCTAGAGCATTTGCATTTGATACTTTAAATACTATTGATTGTGTTACTGCCGATTGGTCTATATTTAATTGACCTGTTGTATTATTTGCATAAAAATTAGAACCATCGTGATAAACCTGAGCATCGCTACCTGTTCCATAAACAGACTTTACGTTATCATTATGGATAGTGTTTCCACTCATTGTTCCACCTGCTAAAGGTAAATACAAAGCTGCAGAACTATCTACGTATTGAGTAGTAGAAATTTTTGTACTATTATCTCCTGCCGATTGTGTAGTAGCTAAAGAACCATTCGGTAAAGTAACTCCTGCGGTTGGAAATTTTAAATTCAACCCTTGATTAGATGCAGTCGATTCTATTTGATTTGTTGTACCTGTTACCGCTAAAGTTTGTGTGTTTAAATTAACATCCCCACTTCCACTATCTCCGCTAAAATCTAAATCAGAAGCATTATCTAAGCCTTTTACATAAGCAGTTGTTGCTACTTTTGTTGAGTCATCATTTGATGCTTGTGTTGTTGCTGTAACTCCATTAGCAAGAACAGAAGTTGAAGTTACATTCCCCGTTAAATCGCCTGTTACATTTCCTGTTAAGTTTCCTGTAACATTACCAACTAAGTCAGTACTTATTGAACTTGGTAAACCTATCGTTACACCTTGCCCACTTACTACCGTTTCTATTTCATTAGTAGTTCCTAAAATGCTTAACGTTTGAGTGTTTAAGTTTACATCACCTGTAGTTGTACCATCTGTTATATCCAAATCACTTCCTGCATCTAAAGCATCTACATACGATTTTGTTGCAGCATCTTGAGCATCAATTGGATTTGTTAAATTTGATATTATTCCTGTAACTGAAATACCTGTATTTGTAGTTTCTAATTTCTTTGCATTATTAAAATATAAATCGACACCTGAACCCTTTGTAAATGTAGCTAAATTGTTACCACCTGTTGAGGCTTGAATTTTTACAGAATTATCGCTTCTTAATCTTAAATCACCTGTTCCTAAGTCAGTAACAAAACTATCCGTTCCATTGTGGTTAATTTCTAAGTCTTGACTACTTCCAAATAACGCTTTGCTTGAATCAGTAAACGTAATGTCATCACTTGCAGAAACTACAATATTATTTCCGCTTGTTGTGTTTCCAAAAGATAAAACTTCCTGTAAAGTATCTGATGTAGCAAATTTAGTGTCTACGTATAATTTTACCGCAGCACTTGTCGGTAGTGTTGTATCATTATTAAAGTTTTCAATACCATTTGCAGCAGTTACAAATTGTGTAATCGTAACCCCTGTACCTGTATCTTTAAGCGAACCCCATTCTAGTACACTTGTAACTTTAAAGTCCCCTGATGTGTTTAAAAACAAACCTGATTGATTTCCCGAACCATCTGTAAGTTCCCTTAACGTTGCAGAAATAGCCGCATTGTCAATGGTTTTTAATAAGCCCTCGTAAGTAGCAGATATTTTAGTATTAAATAGAGTTGCCATTCTTTAATTTTTTTGTTTTATTTATTGATTTATTAATGCTATTCTTTTTTTTCAAATAAGCCCTTAGCTTTTCTAAAGTTTTTTCTTTTGGTTTGTAAATCATAATACCCAACCGTTAAAAGTTGCATCATAACTAGGGTAAATATCGTCATTGATATTATTTGTATATTCCGGGTATAAAGTTTGATTAAAACCCATAAAATCGATAAATCTTCTAGAATACCATTCTGCATTTGTTCTAGCTTTTTCTACTAGAAAATCAATTTCTTCTTTTGAAACTGTTTCTGCATTTTCAGATCGGTGTTTCATCATACCTCCATTACGTAATTGATAAGAAGCCCACGGAAGGTAATCTACCTGAGTAAACCAAATTAACATATCTACTACGTAATCGTCTAATAATAGCTTCCACCTAGCATTTGCTGCTTTATCTATTCCGTCAACTATTGCAGCCGTTAATCCATCATACATTTTTGTACCTAAATACTCCTGAATATGTATTTTTTGCGCCGTAGAAATAAAGAAAATAAATTTATCTGTATCTACATTTCCGTCCATAATTGAATTACGAACAAGATCAGTTCTGTTTATAAATAGTACTGTTGCCATTTTTTATATATTATTAATTACAAATATTTAAACTTGAATTTCTATGTCTTATCATTTCGTCGCCCTTTGTCATTTAATGAAACGCTAGATAATGGGTACCTACCTTGACCCGGTTGTTTTATTGTTGCAATTGCTGCTTTTGCAGAACCTCTAGGAAATCTTTGTTGCGATTTAGGAATGGTTCTAGTTTTTTTGTAATTAGACAAATTCTTTGAAACTTCAGTATTCGATTCTTTTCGATACAATACTCTTTTCCATTTGTGATGGCAATAAATACCGCCTTTTAGTTCAAAAATATTATACTCAATACTTGGCTTATGTCTAAATTCTACATTAACATCACCTCTGCTTGCTTGGTCAATATCTTCAATTCTCCAAACCATCCCGGCATCTGACATATCCATCATATTAGAACAAAAGTCTCTAGTATTTTTCCCTTTTGAAGCCCCTAAAGCATATTTATATCTTATCTTATAAAGCCCATTTTTAGAATCAATATCTGAATAAGCGGACCCGTTATTTTTGCTAGTTACGTAATCTTGATTTAAACCTAAAACATCTTTTATTTTATTTAAAGTACTTTTTGGTTTTTCCTGTATTAAATAATTGGCCCAATCTTCATTTGATAAATTAGATTCTTCTTCCAATTCGTCAACCTGAATCCAATCTTCACCAATTTTATTACCGGTAGAAGATAAAGAACCTAAAAGAAATTGAGTTTTATCGCTAGATAATGAACAACTATGTTCTTCTGTTCTAGACAAAGATTCTTTTGATAATGGTACACAATTTGGTACTTCTTTACCATCTTTTTCTTTTGTGCCTATTTGTTCGTAACCGTCCCAACAAGGTGCCTTTAATTCTGTATGATTTTCACAAGGCATAAAATAAATATCGCCTTCAATTTCCATTTCGTGAAAACCTTCGCATCCAATTAATTTTGCCTGTGCAATAGCCTCTTCTTTTGTTTTATAAACCTCTTGACCGTCAATTTTATTTAAACTTAACTTTGCCATTTCAACACCCGTTTCTTCTTCAATAGTTTCTTTATCCTGAATACTACTGTCTACTTCAGTAAATTCTAGGGGCTGTAAGGTCGTAAAGTACAGGTTTAAGGCAACATTATTGTAAGCGAGTATGATATCAAAGGAATCTATTAAAAGTTCCTGAAAAGGTCTAATAACGGTATTATCCATTAATTGAGAAGATACTTTAATCTCATCTGCATTTGAAGAAAAACCTGTTGCTGTTGGTATTCCTAGTAAAAAACTAGAAACGATCCTGTGGCCCACCTGTATTTTTAAAGAACATTCAGAACTTAAAAATTGATATTGGTTATGCGCATCGGATAATTGTACCGGTGTAATTTCTGCCTGACTTTCTTTAGAATCGTTAAAAGCAATGATGAATTTTCCGGCATTGTTGGTCCCGGCGAATTTATCCGCTATTTTTTGTTCGATTAATTGTCTTTCCTGCTCGTTTGGTGTTCCGTTGTTGAAATTTATAAGCATACTAGGGCTTAAACCTGAGCGTATATTGTTGATATGGTAATTCGATACCTCTTCTTCTAATTCAGCATATTGTAAACAACCCTGATAATCTACCGGAGAATAGTAGTAAAATCCTGATTTGTAAGGTTTTACGTATAGCATTTCAATACTTTCTTTTGATGTTCCAAAAGCAGGTATTCTTAATGGTGTATCTGACTTTTTTATATTTGGCCAATCTGCAAAATAATAGTAAGCCTCTATTTCACCATCTTTATTGGCTCTTTCAGCCCTAAGTGTTTCAATTGGGAAATGTTCTACTTTTGCTATTTTTTTTCTGTCTTTAGTGTAAATTATTTGTATTGCACATTGACCCATTAATTTCAAGTCATAGCAAAGTTTTCTAACGTCATCTTTTTTAAATATCGAAACCATTTGAGCATACTCATTTGGTCTTCTACTAGAATCTGTGGCGTTTAATCCCTTACCGTAGATAGCCTGAGAAATTCCGGTAATTGCAGCATTATTTGTTGGGCTGCCATTAAATCTATCGATTAAAAACTGAAAATAGTTGTTATCACTACCGTAACGAATCCAATCCTCACCTTTTACCTCCACAATTTCGGGGCTTGTGTAAGTGCTTAAATTAACAAATCCAAATTCTGAACTTTTTGAAGCCTTTTTAAATTGACCTTTGTTATTCCTTAGTCTTTTATCTTCCATATTTATGGTACTTGGTATGTATTATCAAATCCGTTATAATGTACGTATTCGCCTTTATTTAATTGATAGTGATCATTGCCATTTAATTGGTTTATGTCTTGGTCTGTACAGAAAATTTTGTCATTGTAAATATCTATATTTTGGCCATCGTCTGTGTTCCATTTAACCTCATAAAAATTCCAAAAACTGTAATTTGTATTCCAAAAATTATAATTAATATAAAGTTTTAAGTCAAAGTAATGATTTTTAACTAAGACAGGATTAAATATATTGTCAAAATTTAAGTAATTATTCGAGGTTGTAGCACCTGTTATATCATATTGTTTAGTAACATTGGTACTGTCATCTCTGATAGTCATAGTAAACGAATCCGAGTATTCTCTTGGAATTACTGATATTGTTTGTGCCGTTGTTGATGTCTTTAATATAATCATTACTTATATAACGGTAAAAAACAAGCAATTTGTAAAATCAATAAGCAAAAAAAAAAGCACCCATATTTGGATGCTTTTTTATTTAAAAGAATACATTGCTTTTTAAGCAGGTACTCCGGCAGGTGTTGGGTCAATTAAATCTGTTGAAGGCGTAACTGCTGCCGCTAAGAAATAAGGCGCTCTTTCTTCCATTCCTTCGAACGTCAAAGTGAAACCTGTTAAATCTCCTGCAGCTGCTCCTGTCACTACTGTTCCCCCCGTTAATTCCATACCATTTTCAAGGCCCAAAAGGAAGTTGTTACCGTAGTAGTCCTCAACTACCGCATAAGGTCTAGATACTGCAAGTAATTGCAATTCTGCTTGCGTTTTAGAGTCTAAGAAAGTTAATGTTAAATTTAATGTTTGGGTATAAAATGTCGTACCATTATCTCTACTAGAGGTAACAGTAGTTTCAAGACTAGAAGCCCCTTTAACATTATATTCAAACCAAACAGGTGCAGGTGAACCATTAACAATAGTTGCTAAATTGTCTGCGTCAAGTGTTATTGAGGCAATTGTGCCATAATCCGCAAAATAAACGGTTTTAATACCTCCAAATCCACTTTTACAAGGAATTTTTCTACCGGTAGTTAATAAACAAGCCATAATTTTTATTTTTTTTTAGTTAAACTGTTGATTTTCAACAAGTTGTATTGAATAAAAAAAGGGTAAGTAGACGAACCACCTACCCTGTTTTTAATATTAATTAATTCTAAGTATAAGAAACAATATCAGAAGCGATTCCAAATTGAACTGCACTTGTAAACCTCATAACGATTCTCGCGTTATTTGATGCATCTAAATCGCTCATATCCAAGACCTTAACTTCTTGTGTCGAATTTAACAAACCTGTTCCGAAATATAAATTAGAACGTTGTGCTGCATACATTTTATCGTCAGATAATCCTTGACCAACAAATATTTTTACACCATTTACAGTTAAAGAACCATTGTTCCACCATTGCGTACCCATATTAGAAACACCATTTGCTCCTAAACCATTTGCTGCAAATCCACCTAACGCCTGAACGTATAATTTAGCTGCTTTGCTTCCGATGTAAATAAACAAATCTTCTTTACCATAAAGTTGTGCAGGAATTGCCGTTACAACGTCAGATAATTTTTCAATAATATTTAAAGCCGTTAAAGCTACACCACCACCAATTG